AATTTCAATGCATTCAAGTCATCAGCATTCTCAACTGGATATAAAATTGCACCAGAGTCAATTGCACCTTGTCGACCAATGTGACTATCTTCAATGATGATTGTATTCTTAGGTAATGCATTCAACCCAATCATACAACGCCAGTACATTTCTGGAAATGGTTTTGCAAATCGAACATCTTGATTGCTGACAATGTAATCAATTTCACCTAAGATACCGATTGTATCAAGTGCAATGCGAACAGTTTCACGAATGCTGTTAGATGCAACTGCAATCTTCCAGCCTTTCATTTTCAACTGAGCAATCAGATAACTAGCCGTATGATTCTTTGGAAGTTTTCTGAGCAAACCAAATGTTGCTGTCTGCTTATCTTCCCAAATTTGATTGAAGTATTTTCTATCTAAACCTTTTCGTTCAGACAACATCTCAAGTTTTCTTGTAGTGTTCAATCCATCATATGTGCTTAGATGTTCTTCACGAGTAATTACAAACTCTTGACCAATCTTAGCAAGTGCATCATTCAATGCATCATAGTGTAACTCTCTCGAATCAATTAACACACCATCTAAATCAAAAATTACAAGTCTATTCTGCATCACGATGAACCTTATTATGTTTTACTATACTTGCACCATTACACTTCCAATTAGCAATCTCTCTCATACGAAGAGACCACTCAACATCTTCAGCACTACCCCATGTCATTTCTTCATTCATTGGGCACTTCTTCATAAAATCTTTCTTCACAATCATGTAACCACCTGACTGATACATGAATTTAGTATGACCCCAATCATCATATCTCAATGATGTGTAACGAGGAAAGATACGAGAGTCCCAACAAACCCAATCAGTGAAATGTCTCTTACCAGTAATCAACTGCTGTGCATTAGAACACACATCCCAATCTTCACCGAATGATACGAAGTTTGTGTACCAATCTTTATCGAAAGTGTAGTAGTCGTGAAAAATTACAACATTGTCGTACTTAGCCTCTTGTGCAAGAATGTTTTTCTTGCGAGTGACCCATTTATCTTTTATAGTCTCATCAAAGAAGATATGCTTTGCATTAGCAGTATCATTAAGAAAACCTTGACCGATGACTAGAATTTCATAGTTAGGTATATTGAGTGCGGCAATAGAATCGCAGACTTCATTTAGTCTCTGTTCATTTTTGTAGTCTGTTGTTATACCGAAAGTAAAATTCATATGCACCTCAAAATATCATCAACTGTGTTCCCAATCAATCTATTGAGTGTAACATATTCATAGGATTTGTCAATCAATTCTTTGTCGCTTTTAAATGTTTTGAGGATGTTTACCAATTGTTCATCAGTATCATAAACCATACCAAAGTCTTTCATTGTCTCAGCGCCAGCAATGTTACGAGCAACCCATTGTGTTTTGTTCAACATTGATTCGAGAAGAACTAAACCAAAGCCTTCTGAGTGTGAATGTAGAATATACAAGTCAGCTTCACGAATTGCAGACATAACATCTGCACGAGAATCGATTAGGAAAGGTTTGACAAACTCAGATTCATTTGGCATCAACCCATGACGATTGTCATAACCAGTCAGCACGAGAGTTGTATCAGAAACTTGTGCATTGTTGAACACTTCAACTAATTCATGCATTGCTTTGTTTGGCCAGTAACCACCGCATGATAGAAACATGTTCTTTGTTTTGATACCATACTTCTCACGAAAGCCTTGCATACCAACAGAAATCTTCTCATCAATACCATGTCGAACAGCAACACCTTTTCTGAGTATATTGTGTTTTCTGATGTGTTTCCAATCTGCTGTAGTTGAGCATCCAAGATACTTACAATCTTGTAATGCTTTCAAACATGTTGGTGATTCAGATGGTAGAATCAATTGATAGAGAATAGGTGAAGTAATTCGTACGGCATGTGAAAGAACATAATTCTGAACAGTCACATCACCACCATGAACAACAATCAAATCCCATGCATCATTTAGAATACTAGCATCGCTAGTAACTTTCACTCCATTCAAGTCGCCTTGATGTTCACCTGATAGAACCCAAACTTCATGTCCACGAGATAGAGTTTCTTCTGCCATATCTCTAACATAGTTTTCAGAACCACCAGGATAAGGTGCATAACGATGCACAACATATAATAACTTAGCCATATTTCTTCTCAATAATTTTTCGCCATTCGGGAACACGGTCATACTGATGCACAAGATAGAATGGTTCACCTGTGCTAGTACACACTACATCATCTTTCATAATTGGTGTAGGTTCAAAAAGATGTGGTCTGAATTCTTCAATCTTACTTGGGTCAGCAGTTGTTCCTAATTGGGCTGCCCAACCTTCTTCAGAATTTGTGAATCTAGTTGTGTCACGATATGTTTTTGTTTGTAGCAGAACATTCAGTGCGGCTTGGTCTGGACCACCACCGCCAGGAACATTCTGTGGTGAACCTGAACATGACATGAAGAGATTCAAAAACAAATCAATCATTGTATCAAATCTACCTGATACAGTTCCTGCATTGTAGATGAGATTGTTTTTGTTTGCTTCGTAGATTAATGGACCAAAAGATTGAATGAGGTTGTTCTTACCCCATGCCTCATCTCTGTAACGAATAGATTCACAAGCGACATTGATAGTCTTGTCGCCCATATTCTTTTCTAACCACTCTGATGGATTTCTTTGAAAGACAACATCACGAACATCTGTAGCTATTAGATAGCGATATTCTGCACGGTCTTCTAGTTGACTCATAAAGTACCATAGATGCATGAATCGTTCAAGCATGATGTTGAACTCTTCACGGTACTCGAATCTTTTCAATTCATCATTGCGAGTGAAAGCAATGATTATATAGCCTCTTTTGGTTAACTCTTCTACAACATCAAAAGAGATATTGTAGCAAAGCATAACTTTCTTACCTGTGAACCCACAAGTGTCAAGAGAGTTTACCCAATACTTTATTTTGTCGAAATCATAATTGGTGATAGCACCAACAACCACATCTTGCATAACAACCTCACTTAATTAATTACTTATCTATAAATCCTAAAAATGACTCTACAGCAATTTTATCATCACTTGTTTTGAAATCTTTCTTTCGCATGATAGTCTTCATTCTAACTTCAAACGAATCACCCATTATATCAATAACCACAGGAAGATTCAAGTCTTTTTGCAAGTCTACCAGTACTGCTTGCCCATCACCATGTGCTTTAATCTTAGCCGCTTTGTTCTTCTCAATCTTTTTGAAGAACTGTTGCAACTCGGTAATCTTAATACAAGGAACATTTCTTGAATCACTCATTCTTTCTGCAAAGTGTTTTGTGAATTGAATGTCTACTTGATATTTTTTAAGAAGCCTGTCGGCAAAAGTTTCTAAGTCTTTTAATTGCTGTGATGTATATAGAGTGCATTGTTCAGCATCTTCTTTGACTGTTTGACCGGGAGTCTCTTTTTTATATTTCTTTGTTAACTCTGGTCTACCTTCTTCACCAGCACCTGCTTTTGAAACAAATTCTTGTTCAGCAATATGTTCAGAAAACTTTAACATTTAACCTCTTGTGAGTGTAAGAATCTTTTGAATTTGTGACTCAAGAATTGGTCTACGATTAGGCCAATTGATATATGGTTTGTCAGCAGTCTTTAAAAGATTGGTTAAGAAAGGCATAATAAGTTTTTCTACTTGCGTCAATCTTGCTTTATATTCTTCAACAGTTTCATCTTTCTCTGCAATTACCGCATTGTATTCTTCTTCAGATACAGCAGAGAATCCAAAATCATCATCACTGTATTCATTTAGAATAGCATTGATATCATATTTCGTTGCCATTATTTACTCCATGCCTTTTGTGCAGTAAAGTTTAGATGACTGAACTCAAGTCTATCAACTAACTTCACGGCGTTGCCTTTTAGTTTATCTACTGCAACAAAGCCTTCTGGATTTGTCACTTTGAAACCATCTTCAGTTTGTACAAATGTACTTGTGACTTGTCTCATCTGTTGCAACTTCTTAATTGTCATGTTCTTTGCTTCAACAAGTAAATTCTGCAAATCAAAAATGAGTTTTAAGTTACTTGCATTTGAACGATAGAATCGCATGATTTCATTCTTCTCTGTGATTCTTTTCTTTATGGTCTCTGCCATCTTAACTTCTTTGATAGCCTTGTTCAATTTATCTTCAACATAACGAATCAATTCAGCAGTGTGTGCAGTAGTGTTCTTAATAGCTTCACCTGAACGAACTTTTGTATTGTTGAATGTTTTGATTTGAACTTTTATAGTCTCACTTGTAGCAATCTCATTCAAAGTCTTTGCATTGATTTGATTGAAGAGTCTTCCCGCATCAGCAAGAATACCTGTGATTTCTACTGTTTCTTCTTTTGTGAATGTTGCGGTGCCTGATGCATCAGTGAAATATGCATCACGGAACCAAACATCTTTTGTTGTTGTCAGATTCTTGATATCGATATTGAATGATGCTTTCATATCAGAGAATGTTTTACCAGTGTATGAAGTGTGAAATACAATACCCATCTGTGCGGCAAGCATAGTCTTTGCTAACTTTGATTCTGTTGGAACTGCATAGACTAATGTGTTCGGTTGAAATGTAATGTACTCAACACCATCTATTGTCTGAGACTTCACATCACCTTTAGAGAACATCATGTCACCTTGCAAGACACCTTTGATACCGAGTTTCGGAAGATATCTCAAAGCAACTTTGAGTTTTGCGTTAAGACCTTCGCCACTGTGATTGGTGTCAATGTCAGCATCAGTATAATTCAATTTTGCATTTGCATTGAAGACACCTTTAGTACCAACAAAGAACTTGCCGTTGTCTGGATTGATACCACAAAACACTGCTGGCGAACCATCCCACTTTGTTGTGACATTGATTTTTGATTCTGAATGACCAGCAAGCATATCACGCAGTGAACGAAGAAAGTT